TTGTACGCATGCTAGATACGTCAAGCGACTTGCACATCTCAAGCATTTCATTTGAGATTGCTTCAAGCTGATCATTAAAATCACCAAGCTCTTGCTTGTGACGTTCAACTGTTGCTTCCTTTGCGTCACGTATCTTAATGTAAATCTTTGCCAGCTCTTCGGCTGATATTTTTGGTGCTACATTTTCCATGAATTACTCCTGTTGAATTGTTATTATAAATAACTTTTTTACTTTGTCAAGAAGTTTCTTCGATCTCCTGTCGATAAAGATCAATTATTTTTGTGTGGTTGTCAATGTTGTTGTTCAGCATCCTGTACAACCGTTCTTCTACTTCACTACCCTTTACGTGTACGATAGTCATAGCATTCTTTTGACCGGGCCTGTTAATACGTGCATTGGCTTGCAGGTACGTCTCGACTGACATTACAGGCGAGTACCATATAACAGTGTTAGCTGCGGTAAGCGTGAGACCGTGTGATGCTGCCTGAGGCTGAATGATAAGCACCTTGACCTGATCTGTATTTTGAAAGTCATCAACGATACTACTTCTGCGGTTAACTGGCACTGCACCGTTAATTACTTCACAAGCAATATTGTTCTTAATCAGATACGTTTTGAGTAACTCAATCGTGTGCGTAAACGGCACAAACACTAGCACCTTATGCGACGACTCTTCAATCACCTCAAGTACAACCTGTAGCCGGTTAGACACATCAAACTCAACAACTTCTTTGTGATCTGTGTAAACTGCACCACCGGATATTTGCAGCAGCTTGTTCAGGTTTGTTGCTGCATTGGCTGAGCTAATCTCTTCTCCTGCTGCCTTCATGATCATGTCGTTCTTGAGCATGCGGTAAAACTTCATTTGCTGTGCGGTAAGCGGTGCATCACGTTCAACGTGGGTTACTTCGGGCAAGTCTAAGCATTGATCCTTTTCAAACCGTATCGCCGGTTGCAGCACGCTATGCACCGTAGCTTGTGCATTTGGTCGAGGTACCCAACGAAACATACCGACCTTGTACATAACCTGATCCCTGAACTGACCAAAGAACGGCGCAACACCCTTGGGGTTAACAAGTTTTGCTAAACCAAACGCATCAACTGGTGATTGTGCTGCTGGCGTACCAGTAAGCATCCACAGGCCCCGTATTGTTTTGTTCAGGTCACGCATGACCTTCCACCGTTCGGTTGTCGAGTTCTTATACGCTGACGCTTCATCAATGACAATTAAATCAAACCCGCCGCTTGCTACTTCGTCTTTAACAATAGCCAGCCCGTCAAAATTAATGATTACAAATTCTGCACCACCATTTACAATCTTGGCGCGTTTTTTCCTGTCACCATATGCTATGTCGCAAGTGCGGTGCATCGCAAACTTAAACAAATCGTTCTGCCATGCTGATTTCATGATTGACAGGGGGCAGACCACCAACACTCTACGCACTACGCCAATATTCATAAGGTAATCAGCGGCCCAGATAACTGATGCTGTTTTGCCCGTACCCTGCTCATTAAAACAAAATGCCTTGGGTCGTTCAGCTAAGAACGTTGACGTTACTTTCTGATGTGCAAAGGGTGTGAACTGTCCGGGCCAGTTGTAATCTTTCATTTCTTTTTGCGTTCTCTTGCGCTAACCTCAGACACTAAATTGTGTTTTGAGTCACGTTTAAATGACCGGTTGCTGTTTGAATCCTCGACACGTACACCGTCTTTGATCGAGCCACCCTTGTCGATAGCCTTTACATGGGCTGCGTCTTTACCGTCACCCTTACTTAGCTTGCCTTCTTTCACTAGCTTTCTACGACCTTTGTTGCGCTCAGCACGTTCTTTAATATGCTCAGGCTTACCCTGATATGTGGCATATTCTTGTTTGTAATTACGAGGCTTTGTCATCTTCTTTCTCCATGGATATAGTGCCGCTTATCATGTGGGTGTTAAGATCGGCATTTGTAAGGTTAAACTCTTCAGGCGTAGATTCCCATAGTGGTCGGCGCTCGTCTTTATCTATGGCTTTAAGCATTTGCCCAATTTTAATGGCAATCTCAAGCATCATCTCTGCCTTCTCACGCTGAACGGCTTCTTGAATCTGCTTACCAATTATGTTGACGATGGTACGCTCAACAGTTTTACCGATGAGTTTGTTTACCCGCTCTTGCAGTTTACCTTCAAGCAATAACATTGAGTCAATGTTCTGCTGATCTTCCATTTGATCGGGGGTCATTTTCTTTTCCTATGATGTACACACGTATCCACAGGGCAAAAACCGCACAGTGGACCTGAAACTGGATTCCATACTTTGTTACTCAACGCCGCTTCAAGCCGGTCAAGCTCAGGCTTCATAGCCTCTAGGTACTTAGTCTTGTAGAAGCTGTGATGCTCTTTCTTAATAAACTCACCGCTCACCACAAACGCCAACGCTGACTTAATTTCAATTACATGGGGGAAGTGCAGGAACACACCTGCCGCCAACAGATCAAGCTGCTTAGTGTCTGCATACTTAGCGTTTTTACTGGTCTTGTAGTCAGCTAGGTAAGCCAAGCCGCCGTCAATGATCACCAAGTCAGCAATGCCATGCCACCAGTAGTTAGGTGCGTCAAACTTGCAAGCTACGAATTTGCCTTTGTGTATAGCAATGCCCATCTCAAGCTCACAATGCTTTTCACCCTTGATGTTTTTAAACGCCTCAAGTATCGGGCGCATGTAGGCAAACTTTTCAGGCACATCCACACCATCACGGATGTATTCTTCTGCTGCCGTATGCACAAGTGTGCCGTAGTGCGCGGCTTCACCTGCCTCATCAACAACGTCTTTGGCAATTTTCAAGTGGTAATACTTCTTCGGGCATTGCTGAAACGTCTTTAGGCTGCTGTACGACCATTGAACGCTCATTTTCCCGCCGTCTCAATTAGTTTTTGTAAGTAGTGCTGTGCTTTATGCAAGTCAGCCATGCCACCCTTCTTCTTGTACCTACTGACGTACTTGATGATGTTGCCTTCCAGATAGCCAAGGTCATTTGCAATGATGAAGTCCCAAGGCTGAATCTCAGTCTTATAGTGGTCACCGCCAACCTGCACAGCGTTTGCATCTTGTGTTGTCATGTCGTTAACTGTTAGTGGCGGGTACATTTGCTGACCTCTTACGTTTAGGTTTAATAGCCGTGATACCCATTTCGGGTTCAGGTTCGGCGTTTGCGTACTTTTCTTCAATCATTGCGTCTGCAAATTTGTATGCGCCTTTAGTGCAGACTTCTATAGGTATACCTCTTGCTGCTGCAAGCATACCCATCATTGCCAACCCTGCAAACAAATCTCTTAGGTCTTCATCGTTCATTTTGTTTTAACCCCTGTACAGCTTCGGCAAGTTCTCGTATGGCATACCCAATATCTTGTGTTGGGCGATCCAAAGAAGCAATACTATGAGCTATGCTTTCTAAACCTCTTTCTGTTGCCGTAGCAATTTCTTGTAAACCTCCTTCTAATGCCGCAGCAATTTCTTGTAAACCCTCTTTGCTGTGCATTGCGTGACCTTCTATTGCGCCTACACCATTAGTAAGAGCGTCACCGTTACCCAAATGGTAAGCAGCTTTTATAATTGCCTGTGCTATGTCGTCATATTGTTCTTTCATTTACTTTCTCCTTGGTTAAGTTCTTCTGTGCGTTCAGCGTACACCTGACCAAACAATTGGTTCAGCCCGGGCAACAACTCTTTGAGTAACTGCGCACGACTAATCCCGCCGCCTTTGCGCTGTAAGTCAGACGCCGTAAGTAACCGCTGCATCACTTCTTTGTTGAAAGTCCTTGGGCGTAATATTCTTCTTTCGGGGGCTTCAAGTTGTACATCATGCTCAATTAAAAGATCACTCCACCGTGTAAATAATGGGGGTTGTTCACCAAATTCTTCAGGGTTAGTTTTCATGCGCTCAAGCAGCAACGCAACGCCTTTATTTATTTTCATACATACTCCATCGTAAGTTTGCTGCCATGACTTCTTTAGTTTCTTGCATAGCCTTGGCTAATTCTTTTGTATAATCTTTCGACACTTGACGCATTGGGTCATGCTCACCTTGAAGCAACTCATTCATAACCGCGTTAGTAAAGCTTTCGCCTTTTTTACCTGTTGGGTAAGTACGTGCGTCATTTAGGTTAACTTTGTAATCTCTAAACAAAACACTCCACCGCATAAGTTCAAACCGATCAAGCTGAGGTACAAACTCGTGGATGTGCGTTTCACGCCTTGCCAATAATAATTCAACGCCTTTGTTCATTTGCCTTTCTCCAAATTTGCTAACGCTTTTGCATAATCTGCGGGTCTGATGCCCATTCTCTTTGCCATGAGTAACTGAGTACCAGTAAGCTTCGCAGTTGTTGTTGGTTCTTCAAGGTCACATCCAGTAAGCATCCTGTGTATCACCTGCCTATTAAACTCCCGTGGGTTTTTGGGGTTATGTTCCTTGTCCAATGGGTACGCATCAAACGCAATCAGCAAAGAAGTCCAACGCCCCATTGAACAAAACTCCTCAGGGTGTATCTTCATGCGCTCAAGCAGTAACTTCACGCCCTTGTTCATCAGCACTCTCCGTAGCTTTTACCAACACCGCTTTCGCAATTCAACGGCAGCTCTTTTGCCCACTCAGGGCGTATGCGCATACACATCTCAACGTACTCTTGTGCGGTCACGGCTTCATCTTCAGGTGCAACGATTGCAATCGCATCATGCACAGTCATTACCACTTTATACTTCTTTGCTATACGTAGCATCTGCTCACCAATAATCGTGCGAGCTAAGCCCTGACACAGGTTCTCTACAACCTTACCGCCGTATATCTTGTTGGGTATGACTGCCTTACCACGCTTGGTGTCGTATACATACTCGTCTTTACCATCTTCTTTGGTTTGCTTACGCAGGTTCGGGTACTTAATGTGTAAGCCGTTAGGCATACGTATACCTTTCTTGCCATCGACAACGACTACACCCTCACGCCCAAGGTCACACGTTTTGTCCTCTGC